GCAGCGAAAAGGTCGCGCAACGCATTTTTAAGACTTTGAGATCGTTTACCCTTGAAGATCAAATCAAATCGCTAGAAATGGCAATTATCGGGGGTTACAAAGATGTTTATAAACCTAACCTACAGAAAATTTATAAAAAAGAAGAACCAGTTGTAAATCATCCCGCGTCAAAAGTATTTAAAGCAAGCGAACAAAACTGGCCTAATTTAAACATCGTAAACGAACTTTCATATAAAGACGATGGAAAGATTAGTTGATTTAGGTTCACTTGTAAGAACCTTAAAAGCGGGATTGCATAAGCCTAACCCTGCAAACCCTGATCGCAAGATGTGGACGCTGACCGATCTCGACAAGAAAACGGACGGATGGCAAACTGTGGAGGACGATTGCAACAATGCAAAATCACGTTTCCCAAAAGGTTATCAGGGCGTAAAACATCGAAATCTTGCCCGATCAAACGAACCTGAAGAACGTGTCGAAGTCATTGACCCCAAGGATTACCCGACATGAAAACAGCCGAAAAGATCGACAAAGCAAAAATCCGTATAGCAGAACTAGAACTGCTTATCAAATTCTGGGAACAAACTAAACCGAAAAAAACAAATGGAAACTAACGATTTACCAATTTCAATTTTTAATTATCCAGTTGCACCAAGCAACGAAACAGAAACATCAAAAGATGCCGCTGAATCTATCAAGCCAAAAATCAATAAAATGTGCCTTGAAGTCTTGCGTTGTGTCAGAAGTTTTCCTGATGGGCTAAATTGTGACCAAGTAGAATTTATTCTTGGGATGAAGCATCAAACTGCATCAGCCCGCCTTAATGACTTGTCAAAATGTCAACCTCCGTTCCTAGAGCATCGTTTCGATTCATTAACAGGGAAACCTTTAAGACGCCCTACGCGAAGTGGCCGAACAGCAAGGATATATTTTGTGACGCCTTACGGAGAGTCGGTGGCATGAAAAAATTACTTCCGCCGCTACCTATCGCAAGGATAGAAAAAACCCACAAATACATCTGGGAACCGACAGGCGAACAGCTTGCATTTTCAACAACTCAAGTTTGTAATACAAAAACGCCTGAACAATTAGAAAACATTGAACGCTACCGCCATAAATGGCAACCACGCGGAGAGACAGCGCATTATGCTTTGCAACAACGTATGCTTGGCAACGATAAAATCGAAATGGGCGATTATGAAGATTGGATAAAGCCTTTAATGGATTTGGAACTGTGGAAAGATTTTGAGCCGTGGGCGGTTGAATATATGCTTTGCGATCTTGAAAAATCTGTCGGCGGTCAACTTGACCTTCTGGGTTACGATAATAAATCGCAAAAACTTATGTTGATTGATTTAAAGACACAATCGCAGAAATACGCCAAGCCTTATTCGACAGATGCGCAGATGGGAAGCTATCTTGAAGCGCTTGCGGAACATCATAAAATAATCCCTGATGTATGCAAAACAATCTGGGCTAGGCCAAACAGATGTGTAGTTGGCGAAGATCAACACACGATTGATTGCGCTTATGCTTGGTCGCAGGCGTGGAAAAGATTTGATTCTGAACAGGGGGGATTTTGAAAATGGGAAGAACAAAAAAAATTATCGACAAAACAAAAGTTTTCAATGTTCCACTTACTTATGAACAATGTGAAACAATCGCTTTTGCAATTGGATTAGGAAGAATGAAAGCTATCGACACAAACAGATTCGATTTAGATGATTTGTTTGGCGAAGCATATTTAAAATTTATTGATACTTACCGCAAAGCGTACAAATGAAAGAACTTGAATTTCGTGTTGTAGGTCTACCCGCGCCGCAGGGTTCAAAAACTTTGACAAGATACGGCGGTTTGATGGAATCAAGCAAAAGGGTTAAACCGTGGCGTCAGGATATTATTCACGCGGCGCTTGAAGCGTTTGCAGGCAAACCGTTTAATGAACCTGTGCAAGTTTCTATTGAATTTATAATGCCGCGCCCTAAGAGCCATTTTGGAACGGGTAAAAATGCAGAAATTTTAAAGAATAATGCGCCTTTTTTCTGTACAAGCAAAACTACAGGAGACGTTGACAAGCTGACCCGTAGTACTCTTGATGCCCTATCTGTTACATCTGGCGGAACTGTTCTTGCTGATGATTCTCTTGTTGTTTGTTTACAGGCATTAAAACGCTATGCAAAACGATTTGAACATATCGGGGCAAATATAAATATAAAAACTTTTGACAAACCTGAATAAATTGGTAGACTAAAGAAACTAGACTAATACTTAGATGTCAAACCAACCTGAACCAAATCTCAAGCAAGAGTTTATGAAAGACTTTCAGCAGGCTCAAAAAGATTTTCCAACAATGGGAAAAACAAAACAAGTTGGGTCTGAAAAATATGGCTACAGCTATTTACCACTCGAACAAATGTTGTCTTTAGTTACGCCTGTTTTACTTAAAAATAAAATTTCAATAAGCCAAGTATTTGATTACACGCCGACAGGTCAAACATTGCTTGTAACTAAATTAATGCACCAAAACGGTCACGAAGAAGTAAGCAAACTTCCTTTGTTTTTACCGCCTAGAGATTTAGAAAATCCAAAGAAAAATGAAACCCATGTTTGGGGCGGTTCTGTTACTTATGAAAGTCGATACAGCATTAAAAAAATTCTTGGTATTGAAACAGATATGGATTTTAATATGGAAGAAGAAGAAAAAGTAACAGAAAAAAAACAACCACAAAATAACGATGTTGTAAGAACACCGACAAAACCGAATCAAGAACCTGATAAAGATTATTTAATTCCTCAAGCTATTAACCCAATGGCAAGGGATTTGATTTGCCAAGACATACGCGATTCAGGTCATCAAGAACAAATTTTGAAAGACTTTAAAGAGCATTTCAAACTTAAAGTTAAACAAGTGCGGCCTGAAAACATTACATTAGTTGAACACGGCAGATTTTTGCGCCAAGCTGTTGAAAAGTATAAAGATGATTAATGACCGAAGAACAGGCCACAAAATCAGGCGAAGAAGTTATTGCGCAACTTCGATCTCGCCGCAATTCTTATTACAACCGCAACAAATTTTATTTCAGAACCGATGATACGCAAGCCACCCTAATTCGTAAATACTGCGCGAAAAACAAAATTTCGCTTACACAATTATTCGATCAACTTTTAACAAATTTTTTTAATCATGCCTGAATCATTTAAAGCCGCGATGCCCTATCCAATCAAGTTTTCAACAAGTGAAAACGAATATGAAGATCAAGATAGATTTCCACAAAAATTTTCTATGTTTATTCCTTCTGAATCTGTTTCCGCCTTCTGTGAAGAAGTTATGAAAATGGTTGATACCAAACAGAAAAAAGGTAAAGTTTGGGATTATTCCAAAAAAGAAGAAGTCGAAGTCGATGGTATTTACATCAACGCAAAAGCCAAAGAAGGCAGATATGGAATATTTGGAAATATAAATTTAAATTTTATTGAGCCTAAAGAGGTTGACGAAATACCTTTTTAATTTTTGATTTATCTTCTACCTTTTCTTTTTTAAGACTTAATTTAATTATTTCTGTTTCGAGATCGCCAATTTTTGCAATGCAATTTTTGATGATCTCGTCTTTTTGCCAATTTTGCCGCTGATAGTTTACAGCTATATCAAGCAAATATTCAAAGTCAGTTATCTCGGCCAACATCCGCGCCTGAATCTCAAGATAAAGTTGATCTTCAAGCGTTTCTGTTATGGTAAGCCAATCATCCCAAGCCATAGCAAGCTGACCTCCTTATATTGAAAATAGGCTAACTTTTGGGGAATTAGTTAGCCCATTTTTTTGCAGAGAAGGCATTGACCACCTAATGCCTTACGCCAACCATAACTTAAAGTTATGTAACAGGCCACAACTTTTCTTTAACTAACTTAACGATTTCGTCATCAATGTCCGTTTCTGTGGACTTTGCATAATCTTCTAAAAGCGAAATGACCAAGGATTTTATCGCATTGGATTTGACGAAGAACTTCAGTATTGGCTTAATAAATCGAATCATTTTTTGTAATATATTCTTTCCAACTTTAGTCAAGTTTGCTAGTTTTAGCAAAAAGGCCACATTATGGAAGAATTAGAAGAAGAAAAACAAAGGCCGAATATTGTTGCAACTTTCGTTCAGCTTGTCGTTCTTGGGTGGTCGTTGGCGGTCATTTCTTGGTCGTACTATAACCCGAATCCTGTCAGGCAAATTGATACGACCTTTGCCGCAGGCTTGCTTTCGGGCGTCCTTACGCAATTTGGGGTTGACTTGAAAAGTAAGAATAATGACAAAAAGAAGTTACAGGGTAAAGTTAATATAGTAGACAACAAAAACTCGAAAGTAGGTATCAAATGAAAAAATTACTTGCTATTTTATTTTTGCTTCCATCTGCGGCGTTTGCAGATATGACGTCAACAATAACGTCATCTGTGCAAATTGAAGTTATGTCCGCAGCAACCGCAGCCGATAGAGTTGCAAACTCTTATTCGGTTTCTGGTAGCGGGGTCACAACTACAGATGGAACAACAGCGGGCGTTGTTGGCGGACTAGGAACAGCCACTAACGGCGTTAATGCGTTTACTACGATTACAGCTTCACAAAGTACCGCCGGAGAAAATTTCCAATTTACTCAAAGTTGGTTAGAAGGTGATGCGGTACCAAGCAGCGCTCCGACAACTGGCGCAGTAAGTAATTTTTCAGACCTTACATCAACAGCGGCGGGGGCAATTGGAAGTGGCGCCGCAACAATAGATAATCATGTAATTTCAGTAACAGGCGGCGATCCGGGTTCTTCGATAACAGGTCAATATGTGACAACGCTTTCTGTCGATTAATGAGCAATGCGCAGATTATTATTAATATTTTTATTTTGTGGAATACCTAGTTATGCGCAGCCCGTCACGCCAAATTTTACAACCGGCACGATGTCATCTACGACAAACACGACAACACAAATTAACGAAACGATTACGTCAACGGATTTTTTTGGCAATTCATATGAATATTCAGTTACAGGAACAGGCATTTCTACAGATGGCGGGGTTGCCCCAAATACAACAGATGTTTCAGCAACGGTTAACGGTCAACAATATACTTATACAGGGTTAGATTTATCGACAAACAACAAACCAGTATTTACATTAACAAACCCAACAAGTGGCGCGGCCTTTCAATATTCAGAGTCTTATCGAGGGCCGGGTGGGGTGTCAAACATAACCACAATCACAAGGTCAATTACTTCAGAATCGGTGGTCACATCGCAATCTGTGTTCTCTCAATAGTTCTAACGCCCTTAGAAGCGCTTGCAAACGCCGTCAGCCAATCAAACAATGGAAGTGTCACGAATATGGCAATCCAATCATTGACGGGCAATATGACTACAAATCAGTACGGGGGTAATATAGTTTGTCAAGGCGCAACGCTTACATTCTCGCCATTTATAACTTTTGGGGCAAACTATCGCAAACCTTTTGATCATTACTACACAACGCCATATTACGACCCGACAGATGCAAATAATGATGATGTGCCTGATAATCCCGGAAATGTATTATTTGACCAACTTAATTATTCGGGAACAAATAAAGATAGTTATGCTTTAAATACAGGATTTAGTTTAAATTTTACAGTTCCACTTGATAGGAAATTTCAAAATCAATGCTCACAAGCGGCAACAACACAAGTCAAAATTCAAAAACAAATATTGCGTAATAAAGAATTAGATTGGGCTATCGCGCGTATTAAGGAATGTGGAAAATTGAAACAGGAGGGAATATTAATTGCAAAAAATTCAGAATTTTATAATTTATGCTCAGATATTTATTTGGAACCAAAGCCGAATCAAGTTATCCCGCATACACACGAATTAAGATGATTTCTTTTTTCTGGTAATTAATTTTTTGATAATTGGCTTTATAGCGTTCAAAATTATGGGCGATGATGCCGCTACGAATCCAATCACGGCGGTTGAAATTATTGTTGATACTTCTGGGATATATTGCTCTTGAAATGGAACTGGCTCCCATATGATGTTACATTCGCCATTTACCAATTCAAAGGCTTTTACTTTTTCTAATTTTTGAGAATTGGCATACGACCCAACGCGCAAAGGTTGTTTTGGGTCGGGGCAAGGCGGAATCGTTATAATCTCTTTTTCTTTGTTTTTTGGAATTTCAGGCGGTTTTGTTTCTGGCGGTTTTGGTGTTTCAGCTTTTGACTTGTCCTGTTCTTCAACAATTACCAACGCTTCGGGCGTGTATTGCATCGGAATATAAGAAGGCAATTTTCCATTCGGGCAACTATAAAAAGCGCCGTTTGGGTCATCCTCTATTATCTGCGTATTTTTTATAGAACTGTCTCGATGTGTTTTGACGCAACCCAATATGTCAAGTTTCGGCGGGGCTACGTTCAAAACATTTGACGAAGGAATATAATATTTTAAATTTATTGTCGAAATATCTGGAATTTTTATTTGTTTTATTTCCAACTATTTCATAGGTAAAGAAATAGAACCGCCTGTTGTTCTTGGTATTTGCTTATCAAGCATTTTTGGCATCATCTGTTGCACGTTTGCCAGTACTTCATTCATTACACGATTTTTAAATTGTGGCGAAGTAAGATATTTATAACCGAAGTAGCCCCCGCCTAACATTGACGCGCTGATTATAAAACTTAAAATAGATAATATTTGAGAAATACGAGCCATGATTCGAGAAGCATTTTTGAAAGCATTAGTGCCTGTTACAATTATAACTTTCTGCGGAATCTGTGCATTAGCTCCGCTTTATGTCGGGCTGTCAGTAATTTCTACCAAGGTACACCAGAAATAGAAGTAGGTGTTAAAACTTCATTAACAGCCGCTTCTAATTTTGTTTCAATCGCAGCGACTTCATCTGTACCTAGTGCTGTTTTGACCCATGTTAAAACTGTTGATGCTTCTAGTTTTGCAAATTCAATAAAATCACTTGGTAAAGATTCAGGCTTTGTAAAATTAACTTCGCCTGTTTCTCTTGCTTTTTCTTCAGAATCCGAAATTCCTTTAACTCTAAAAATTACTTTGGTCACAAAACCATCTGAAACATCACGTTCCATTGTGTTTATTTCCCAAGTTTTTGTAATTGCCATAATTTAAGACCTTTTCTATGATTCTACTTTATTATCAGAATTAATCAATTTTTCTAACTTTGCGATACCACCTTGATCGCCTATGATTTGTGCAACTATTTGATTTCTGTCTTGCTGTAGTTTTCTGATTTTTTGTTCGGCTTCATTTTTTATTTCTTTTATATCGTTATCTATTAATTCAATTTTTTTTGTATTAAATTCAATAGATTGTTTTGTTTCAGCAATTAGTTCTTGTGGGGTCATAATAAAAAAGTTTGTTTACTTAATATACTAAGCAGCTTCCAAAGCCGCAACCTTGGCCGCTAGTTCTTGAACTGCTTTAACAAGAGGACTAATTATTTCTGTGTATGCAAGATGCATCGCTCCTTCCTTTTGTTTATTAATACCGCCAAAATCATCTAATGTTTTACCTGATTCTTTAATTGCATTTTCTACATCCTGTGCAATTAATCCATAATGTGTTTTTGTATCAAGGTTTTCATCTGGCTTTTGAATCCACTTGTAAGAAACAGGTTTTAATTTATTTATAAAATCAAGACCTAAATCACAAGTAAGAATATTTTCCTTGAGAGTTCTATCAGATGTATTTAAAGAGTTTGTAGAATAAATATCTCTCCATCTTTCACTTGATGCACCTAAATCCATATTACCGTTATTTGCAGGGTTGCAATCTACATAATGGAAAGTTTTATTTGATGCTGTTTGAAATTTTAGTGCGTTATCAAAGTAAAGAGAAACAGTACCATTTGCACCAACAACAATTCCATTTTCACCACCCGCAGGTTTTAAATTAATTGAAGCCGCAGATTGGATTGTCATTAAATCTGTGGAATGATAATAAACAATTTGGCCTTGGTTACTTGCGTCAGGGTCAGTAAAAAATATATTTCCATAAGCGTTATTATCAGAAATCATTTCTATGATTGAACCGTTTGTGCCAGAATTTTCAATTATAAAAGCAGTATCACTATTGCCCGGCGCACCGCCACTAACTGCGCCATCATTACCAATAATGTGAAGTTGTCTTTCTGGGCTAGTAGTATTTATGCCAACTTTTCCTTCATGTGTAATTCTAAAAACTTCACTACCTTCTCCAAGAAATCTTGCAATGCCATTTGTACCTGTATCTAAAACTTCAAAGGTTGAGTTGCCTTCTGTTATTGAATCAGAACTACCACCGCCAACAGCAGCGCCATTAACAGTTAATGACCCAACTATATTAACTCCGCCGGTTAAAACCTCTAATTTTTTTGAATTATCGAAATATAACTCAACTCCCCCATCATGATCAAATTTAGCTAAAGTTTCATTGTCTGCGGCATTATTAATATCTACACTATTAGAACTTATTACTATGTGACCTGTAGTATTTACAATTTTTGAATTTGAACCATCGTGAAAAATTTTTAAGTCATCTGACGCTCCAAAAGAAGCCATATTACTGCCTGCAGAACTCGCTCCATCACCAAATTGAAGTTGTCCATGAATTTGTCCGCCTGTTGATTTTGTTTCAAATTTTAAAACCGCGTCATAGTAAAGTCCGACTTCAGCATTTGGTTTAAATACCGCAGCTTGTTCATCACTTTTTGGCTGTATCTTTACATTATTAGTAGAGTCACCAGTAATTAAAAAATCTGCTCCTGTATAAGTTATATAATTAAAAGTGTTATGACCCATTGTCAGGTCATCACCATCGCCAAATTTAGCAAATTTACCATCTGGAATACTTGTTCCGGCAGAGGTAGTTTCTATCATCTTTACATTATTGTGATATAGTTCTACACCGCCATCTGGAATAAATATTGCAATTTTTTCTGAGCCTGTGCCTTTATAAAATCCGCTTAAACTTGTGCCTGCAATTCCAATTATTAAACTACCAGTTCCAGAATCAACAATATAAGAATCGCTTGCATCGTGATAAATTTCTAAATCTCCGCCTGTACCAAATTTTGCTTTTGCATTATCAGCAAATTCAAAAGCATTATCAGATTTGTCAAAAACTACGTTTGCACTTGCTCCAGTAAAGGTTACATCTTCATTAAAATTACTTGCAGCGTCAACATCTAATCCACCCGATAGAGAAAATAAATTAATCCAACCATCATTTGAACTATTTCTTAATTTTAAAATATTTGCTGAAGTGTCCGCCCACCATTGATAAGCGTATTTTGTAGAGGGTTCAGATGATGCTGAATTATTACTAACAATAGCGGCCAAAGCATTGTTCAGGTCTGAACGAAAATTCGCGCCCGTGGCATTATCTAGTACATAATCGTGAGTTGCCATTGCCTACTTATTTTTACTTAAGATTATCATAATTCTAAGAACCGCGCCCAAATCCGACAGCGGTATATCTAAAATTCCTATCAACAAAACTTGAACCATTTTTAACGTCTATGTCGAAGCCGCTCCCTGTGATGTTGTGAAGGCTGAAAAAATCCCCACTTTGCATATTTTCAAGAATAATTCCAATTGTTGGAAGATGTGCTGTTGTTGACCCGCCAAGCTCAGAAGTACCCGTAAAAAAGGTATTAATAAAAGATACAGATTTTCGTGCAGTTCCCGAAGCAATAACGGCTGTCGGCGATTCAGTTCTTCTTATGAGATTAGCAGAATATCCAAGTTGTTTAACAAGAATACTTTGCGCGGGGTCTGCGCTTGTTAATTCTGCCCTAAATTTAAAACCTCTAGCAATATAAGTTCCATTTGCCATCGGTTCAAATGGGGTAAAATTAGCGCCATAGGTACAATTTCCGCTTGTCGTTTGACTTGTAGTTCCAGTTAAAACAAAATCATTTACACTACCAGTACTTTGAATTACATATTCGCCATCAATACCTGTTCCGCTTGTAAAATCAACGACAATAACATTTCCCGCAACATAACCGTGATTTGCTTTTGTAATAGTAATTGTTGTTCCTGATTGTGCGTAAGTTGCGGAAACTGACAAATCAGGGTCAAGATCAGTTTGAGCAATTAATAATCTTGCATTGGTATCAAACGCTGTTAGAGCATCTATATCCGTCCAAAGATCAATTAATGCTGTTCTTGCATCTATCAAATCTAAAGGATAAAAAGATTCTGTTACTATGTGTCTTGTTAAATTAACAACTTGTTTTGAGCCAAAATCAACGTTACTTACAAAGTCATATGTACCAGACGGCGAAATACCACCTAGAAAATCAATAGAAGATAATGTATCTATTAAATCTGTAACATCATCAATTAAAGTATCAGAACCTAAAACAAGTCCGCCTAAAGTAGAGTCGAAATTAACATTTGATTTTGCACCATTAAAAGGTGTTGCATCTGTATCTTCTCTATCTGTAAGAATTGCAAGTTTTGGAACCGCATCAGGAATCGTAACGACAACAGAACTTTCGCCAGAACTTAACCTTCCGCCATCATCGCGGAATTTAAGAATATATTCCCCTTCAATAGCGGGAACAAGTGTTTCTGATACGTTGCCCGGTAGGGCGGGAATAATATCAACAGAATTTGTGAAGGTGCCAGTTCCATCTGTGACATTACTGTGTCTGACTACAATATTTCCGCCGTGGGTCACATCAACATCTGTTGCTTTATCAAAACGCAATCTGACAAATTGATCGTTTACAGGTTCAACAGTTACATTTGAAACATCTTGCGGAAGTGCAGTTTTTCCAACAGCTTCAAAAGTAAGGTCATTTGAAGTTGCCGAAAGTTGTCCGTTTACGTTATAACTAAAAACCTGAAATTCATAAGTTCCAAGTTGACTATTCATAATTTGAAAATCAGGTCTTGAAACTCTTTCTGTAAAATAATTACCATTTTCAAAACGATAATTAACTTGATATTCAATAACACCGACTATTGGTTGCCAACTAAGAAATATTTTTGATACAGCTTGATTATTAATTGGAACTATTGTTTCAACGGCTGACAGGTTAGAAGGTGGTGGTTGTAATTCATTTAAAACCGATACTGTTCTTGTTGGTAAAGCCTCCCCATCTTCAATGAATGAGTATTTTTCGTTTATGTAAGATAAAGCTGTAATTGTATAATTTATTGAATCTGTTTCCTCAACTGTTATTACTCTAAATTTAAGCGCTTCTACTGTTGAATTTTGAATTAAATATATTGTGTTTGCATTTGGCGTCTGTGAAAATGCCGAAGAAACAGTAATAACGCCATTTGAAATTGATGAAATATCTCTTGTTTCGACAGAACCGTCTGGCAAAATCAAAGATAAAGTCGGGCTGTTTGTTGTAGGTAAATCTGTGCTTTCTGTATCGTCAACTGTGACAACTGTTGTTGAAGTAACGCTTTTTAACCTTCCTGAACGCCTGACACCCGCGCGAACAGGGTCATTGATACTGATAACAGCGCCCGGCCTACACATCAAGCCGCCTTCCATTGATGTCGTAAATGTCACTAGCTCACTTTCATTAGCTTCCGAAAATGCAATTGCTTTTGCCAATCTGAGCGCTTGCCCCCGCGATGTACACGCAAAACCTTTTACTTGCTTAATAACAGTTCCAATTTTTGCTGACAAAGTGGTATTTTCAAAAACTTCGTAATCTATATCTTGCGAATCCATGTTGTAATAACTAACAGATATTACTGAATGTCTTTGCTTCAGACTTGAGCCTGAATAATTAAAACCATCACTTGAAATATTTGCGAGCGAGAAAAGGAACGAAGAATCTTTTGGGGAATCTTGAGCCAATAATATTGAACCCGTTGACCATATCGGCATACAGCGCATGACGCCCGCAAGCTCGTTTATCAAATCAAATGCAGAACTGGAAGATTGAATATTTACGTTACATGAGAAACGTGCCTCCTGTCCGCCAAAACCATCATCAACAAGAGTATTTGCAAATTTTGATGCGGTTACAAAAGAAAATAAATCAAGGTTTGAATCTGCAATATGTGTTCCGAATCCGTATCTTTCTGTCGTTAATAAATCAAGCAAAATCATCGCAGGGCATGAACACCAAACCGCTGAACCCATGACCCCGTTGAAAATATATCCATCAGGATAAACAATTCGGCCTGTTGCAGAATCAACAGTTGGCGTTCCTGAACTAGAAGCACCGGCGCCCGGAATCCTTACTTTTATTCCGCGAATACGAAATTTCCGGCGGGGAATAGAACTAAACTGTTGAGAGTCAAGTCTTATTGCGTTATATGCTGAGTTTGCATAAGTACTTGCATCGTCAATTATTTCTGCAAAACTGGCAAATTGAAAACTATCAATTAATGATGAATCTGTTGAATCTGCCGTAACTCTAATAACTCTTATATCAACAGGAAAAGAACCTGTAATTGCTACAGAATAATCTTTTTGATATGCGTCAGCGGTTCGACCTGTAATTGTATCTGTAATAACATCTGTAAAACCTCCTGAATTATATTGAACAGCAACTTTTAATTGAACAGATGAACCAAGAAGATCGCCTTCTGTTGTTGCTTTTTGTATCTGAGGAAAACTTACAGTTACTTTTATTCGATCTACATTTGTATTTGTGATTTGTCTTGTAACTGGCGTTGAAGCTGTTACAGTAACCCCGACAGGCGTGATTGAAGAAGAACTCTCAATTCCATTTACTTTTGTCTGGTTTGCAGTTCCAAAACGCGGTGTAAAAGTTACATTTTGAAAATTAAAATCTGTATCAGCGGGATTTGATGAATTTGCAGATGCTTTTAAAACAGGGGTATCGTTTAAAAATACGTCTTTAAGATAAGCATTTGTATATGCTGTTGAAGTACGATCTGTTATACCTTCCTTTGAAGCGGTTGCAGAGCCTTCAATCTCGCCTTCTGATATAAGATCAAGGAAAGTCGCAAATTGCTTACTGTGAAGCGTATCAGGTGTTCTTGTCGGTTGTCTTGGGGGTGGCGGCGAACCTCCACCACCTGAACCGCGAATTATTTTCTTTTTATCGGTCATGCTTGAACTTGCTCCGTATCAATTCCGCCAGAAATAACAACTGAACCCGTAAAAATTTCGCCGTAAACAATCGGTACTGGCGTTCCGGCTCTGCTAGTTTGTTGCGTTCCTGAAAAACTAAACGACAAACGCGGGTCTTGTTCGCTTGAAAATTCAGGCATTTTTGGAGTGGGAAACAGCATCCCACTTACACCGCTTAAAACTAAACTTGCACCTATAAGGCCGAGAGCCGCCGAACCATAAGCCCCTGCCGCATATAAACCTGTCGCACCCATCAAACCACCGCCACCCGCTAAACCCGCACCTGAACCGCCTGCAAAAAGCCCTGCGCCCATCGGCGTAAATGACAAACCAATCAAGGCCACTCCAAGAAGCACTTTTCCGAAATTACCTCCCGAACCTGAAATAACAGGTACAAAAGATATATCTGATTTACCAATAGGATTGTGAAGCTCGTCTTGACCAATTTCGTCATCATTAGCAATAACCTTATAATATCTATTTGCCATATGACTTTCCAGTTGCGGAAAATTATTTATTAAAAAACTTACAGCTTGCGCAACATTAGAAACATTTATATCTTCAAATTCTTTGTGACCGACTTGTTTTGCCAGTTCTCCATATAACTTAATTTTGCGAAGCATAACGTAACCTCATTCCTGTGCATTTTAACAACCAAGGGTTGTAAGGTTCTTTACAAGATAGTCTATCTCTTAAATGATGTATTACATCGCCATCTACAAAAATCGCCACATGATTTAGACCAGAAGCCCCGATAGACATAAATAATAAATCGTTATTTTTTAATTTTTCGTCATTTTTTAATTCAACAAATCCTGTATCTTTTGCGCATCTTTCAAACATCGGATTCTTTTGAAACTCTTCAGGTGTCGTTGGCCTTTCCCAATCTCTTAATTCTATATTTAATTTTTCCTTGTAATATCTGCGAACAAGTGACCAACAATCAGAAACACCCCACACCCAAGGTAAACCAATCATATCTGGTTTATATCCTGAAGGCGCATATTCGCCCCATGTTTCAGTTTTAGGGTTGACAATATACCAAGGCAAATTTGATTGCTCACAGCTTATTTTATCGGCTTCTGAAGCAACAGGCGGTGTTGTCGGGTGCGAATGTACTATTCCAATAATTTCTCCAAGAGAATCTCCCGCAACAAAATCTTCAGGGTTCATTATGAAACATTGATGGGAAGTAATTGCTAAATTTTGACAAGGAAAATATTTTTCTTTCCCGCGAATATTTAATAAAAGGCCACAAGATTCTTTCGGGTCTTGTTCTTTGGCATGAAGCAACGCGTCAGCCTTCCAAGTCATCCTGTAATTAATCCGATACTAGGAAATTCAGCGCGTGTACATTGACGTTTAGGCGCTCGTACTCCCGCCATATCAAAAACAGCCGCAAGTTCAAAAGAAACAACAGTTCTATTTTCTGCTGATTTTCTATCAATGATATAGATTTCTTGTGGAAATTCTGCCGTGTTGTCTGGGGTTCCATAAGGGTTTACATCGCTTGGAAAATTTGCAGCATCAAGAAATTTTGCCTGTGTTCTTATTCTTTTTACAGTTGCGCCTGTTAAATCATTTCCTGTTGTTGTTGCGTTCACTAGCTGAAGTATTGCTGAAATCGTTCCAATAGCATTTGAAAAAGTAAGGGTCGGGCGTGGCAATTGGCCTTTTCCATATTGAAAACCTTCTGCTTGAACAGGAAATCTTGTATATGCGTTACCCTGCCAAATTATTTCGCCGTTATCTTTCAAACTTGTTCCCGCATGAAAACGATAAGTTGTTGTTGCGCCATGTAGTGAATTATCAAGTGTCAAAGTAAAAAGTTCAATTACCGCTGACGGATTGACTTTTTGTAAATCACTTACAATTTTATCTGAACTCACGGCTCGAATACCTGTCTAAATGTAGCGCTAATTGACGCCCTGTTGTTATATGGAATTGATTTTGACCAAGTTTCACAAACAAATAATTTTGCACCTGAAAGAGTAATTGAAACATTTCCGCTATTTGTTGCCTCTGAGGCGGCTGTAACTGTAAACGTGTTTGCATCAACCGCTGTTGCAACTGTAAAAGAACCATCGGTTGCAGAACCCGATGTATAGTCAATTGTCAAGACATCGCCTATTGCAACACCGTGATTTGTAATTGTAATTGTTACTGTGGTTCCTGATTGTGAATATGTTCCTGTTTTTGTAAAGCCTTCGCCGGGCGGTGTAAACGTAAAACTTTCTTGATCGTTTGCGCGACTATCAAGAAATGCTTCAACAACATCTGATTCTGTTTCGCTTAATTCAAAATTTACATTATAAAGTTTTGGATTTTGATTGCTTGCTAATCCAAAAAATATTCTTTGTTCAAATCCATCTGCAAATCTTACTGTGCGAACAGCAGGCGCAGACTTTTTTGAAAAGCCTTGATATGTGGGTGTGACGCTTGGAAAGGTTGCCATTTTAAGTTGCTAATAAACCGCCCGGCCTTTTTTGTTTTATTAATTCTGATTGTATCGCCGAAGCAAGAGCAACGCCAAGTTCTTTTCCACGATTTTCATTTGCGTCTGCCTGCATACCTTCAGCCGAGACATTTACATTGATATTATTAACGATGCCCCCGCTTCCGCCAATTTTATTATTTGGGATAACTGTGCCACTTGACTTAGGTGTAAATATCTCCGGCCCTCTTTCCCCTACTAAATAACTACGCCCTGCGGATGCTTGGCCACCATTTGCAAGCCCCGGTAAATTTGCAAACAATCCGATTCCTGTATTTCTTAATAGTGTATTTATACCAAGTCTTAATAAAGACGATGCAAGATCATTAATAATTGATCTGGCCGCTTCGCCAAGCGTTCTTGTGCCTTCGATAGCACCAACTAAAGCATCAGAAATACCTGTTGCAATATCATCCCCTATCTGTCTAAAAGCATCTTTGATTTTTTTGGCTTCTTCTTTCTGTTTTTCCATAACTGTTAGTTGTTTTTTTAAACCCTCTTCTTTTTTTATTAGATTAATAATTTGCTGTGCATCTAATTCGCCGAATTTTTCTTTTAATTCATTTATTCTTTGCTCCATATTAAATTCTTCTTCTTTGCCTGCAAGTTTAGCTTCCATCGCAGAAATATTTTTTAAAAGTGCGATTGTTTGATCGTTGAATGCTTTATCAAGAGCAAGTTGCGCATCCCTTTCTTTTTCTCCTTGAAGAATAATTGATCTTTCTTTAAGTATTTCAAGTTCACGTTCTAACGCTTTTCTTCTGCCCGCATCATTTCGATTTGTTCCTAAATTTGAAAGCTCAAATTCTTTATTTGCAATAGTAAGGCTATTTAAAGCGGCTTCTGTTTGTGGTGCCGTTTCAGTAATTCCTTTTATATTATCGTCAAAGGCTTTTGCGGCATCCGCGGCTTCTTTTGCTGAATTTTTATTGTCAATAAATTTTGCGGCTAAAGTTCCTAAAATGACAATCGCCGCTCCAATACCTGTTTTTATTAATGCTATTTTTAGGGCTGAAAGAGCAATTGTGGCTTTTGTAATACCACCCGCGGCCAAGAATGAAGAAGCCGCAACTCCTTTCAAACCAGTTGAAGCCAAAGCTGAATTGATCGCGGCCACCTGAAAAGATGTCGCTAAAGTTGCCAATTGTCCAATTATTACAGGCGTTATAATTGCAACACCTTTTGCGGCAACAGCTATTGCTGTAAATATCAAAGTGACTTGACCCGCACCTGATTTAACAAAATTAGTTATTGCTTCCGTTACTTTTGTTAATGCTCTTATTACTGGTAAAACAGCGGGCGCTAATTGATCGCCAAAAGCCCTTGATAAATTTTCAGCTTCATTTCCTAAATTTTTAAATACTTGTGTCGGGTCATTTTCTAACAATGCCTTCAAGGAATCTGCGCCATCAAGCTCAACTTTTTTTAATGCTCTAATAACAACATCACTTGTTAATTTTCCTTCAGATGCAAATTTTTTAAGTTCTCCAATAGTTACGCCAAGTTCTGCCGCGATTGGTGCAAGTATTGTTGGAACCTGTTCTGCAATACTTCTAAATTCATCCCCTTGCAAACGTCCAGAACCTAAAGCCTGCGCCAATTGCCTGAAAGCGTTTGAACTCTCCATCGCTGACGCTCCCGCCAGTTTTGCCGCTGTGTTAAATCCGATAAATGTTGTTCTTATATCTTCAACACCAACGCCCAAAGGTTGCAAACGTGCAGTAATATTTGTTATTCCTTCAAGCGCTTCTGTTGCACTAAGTCCAAATAATTTTTGCGCTTCTGCGGCTATCTCTTGCGATTTCGCAAAGGTTCCTGATGCTTTAGTTAATAATCCAAGTCTGACGTTTAGTTTCTCAAAATTAGCCGATGTTAATATTGCTTGCCTTGCTAAAGCTGTTACCCCGACACCAAGTATTGCACTTTTAAGGCCACCAAATGCCCTTTCAAGCCCTGATGATTGCTGTTGAACACCTTTTAATGCTCTTGTGGCCTGCGAAGCATCAACTGTAAGTTTTACATTAGCCTGTGCCACAAATCAACAAAACCTTTTCTTATATATTACCTTTTATTTGCTCTTTGACGATTTATTTCTCTTTTTTCTCTTTCATTCTTAACTTCATAATAAGCCGCCCAAAAAATTAGTTCTTCTTCTGTAATCAAAGAACGTAATTCCTGTAAAGTTTTGCCTAGTTCTGTTGCGAGAAAAAATTCAAAATTTATCCAATTATCTCGCGATATTATTTTTTTGCTGTATCAACATTTAATTGAATATCAAACATGAATAATTCAATTTCGTTCAATACACTTTCTGGAAGTTCTCTTTGTAGGTTGGGCGCATCTGCGGGTGCAAATGCCTTTGACCCATCTTCTAATTCTGCATTTTTACAAAGAAGATAAGTTGATATTGTCAAAGCATCATCTGTATTTGCGGCTGATTGTGCGCGAACACGATCATCCCTTGTTAAAGGCTTAAAGTACAAATCAACAATTTTTTCTCCGTTTTTATTTTTAAATTCGTATTTTCTTCTAGCTGTCATCTGATCTTTATAAGAATCAGTTAACAGGTCAATAGTTCTTTTTTGCATTGGTTGATTAGTTGACTAATAAACTCAATGTATCAGATAGCGCTTGTAATGGTACCGCTTGTTATAAAACTGATATTTATTACTTGAACTTCTCCAAGTGTTGCGCCATATTCGGCGTTTGTAATAATTCCCGCAAAGCTGATTTTCTTTGCTGAAGTTGATGAATCAGGAAATAATTCAAATAATGCGTCAGCATTATCGCCTGTAGTTAATACATCATCAATAAATGTTGTGTAGCCTGCGCCTGTTTCTGATGGATTATAAAGAAGTTCCGCTGAACCTTCGCCTGCTATCAAGCCACCAATATTTGATTTGAAGGTATCGCCTTGTTTTGTTGTTTCCATTGTGTCTTTTGTTATAGACAAAGACCACGATCTTGTTTGTCCAACGTCAGCTTCGGTGCCGCCCGCATTTTCAAACATAATTTTTCCAACATCGCCTTTGATAGCCATAACAAAAAAAAGAATCTATTTATAAATATATTAACTCTTAATTGTTTTTTTTACATCTTTTTTTAATTTTTCTTGCTTTTCCATATATCGCCTGCAACGTCCATCCCAATAGGCGGGGTCACGGCGCCCCTTTACAGCTTCGATTGCATCAAGCATTTTTTCTGTAATTTCCATTAAAGTTCCTCAAAAATTTCAAAGGTCATTCGCAGTTGTGTTTGGAATTGACCTTCTGGGTTTGGATTGTCTACGACCTCCGGCCCAATCGGGGCATCAAAGATCACATTAGAAACTGTAATTCGATTGTATAAATCCCGCAACCTTTTGCCGATTGTGTAATTATCGCCTGAACCTATTCCCTGCGGTGTAAAAATATTAAATACAACAATTCCATTTACGCGATTCAATCCGTCCGCATTTCCCTGCGTTAAATAATTACTTTCGCCGAATGTCGTAAGGCATTGAACAAAGGTTGTTACGGCGCTACTATCAAACGACATATTATGAAAGACAACAGATATTGCGGGGCTACTGGCAAGTTCTGTCGCAACTCTAGCTTCAATTGTTGCTCTTACGGTGTTTAAATCAATAGCAGCCATTATTTACCCCTTATTTGGTTGTAAAGGTCTTGAATTTCGTTTGCAAGTTCTTTCGCCAACAAATCAAGATGCTTTGCTTTTAATCCTTGTTTACTCCTGTATGTGCCACCCCAAGACGGCGGCAAACTTGTTCCAAACATAACAGGTTCAGCATATGGAACATTATTGTGAATATTATATTTTTTTCTAAAATTTTCTTTTCCTAGTTGATAATTTAAAGGCTTTGGCGGTCTTATAACAGTTCCTTTACCAGAAGCGCCATATTTGCCCTCTGGGGCGGGTGCGCCGCTTTCTGCATTTTCTCCTATCTGCCAAGAAACAGCAAGCCTTCCAGAATCAACAGGCGAGCCTTCTTTAACAATACGATCTCCCGTCAATACAGTAACCGACAACAAAGTATTAATTTGTTCTTCTGAATAATCCCCGATTTGGTCAACGCGTATTCTTCTCATGTTCTTAAATAAAGGGTGTAAGAAATATCGGTTCCGCCTGATGTTTTAGTAAGGACGCGAATAATATTATGTACAATACTTGAAATAAGAACCTTATCTTTTGTCGTAGGTTTTGTCGTAACATCCCCCGCAGATATTGTAATTTTTTTATCTTCCGCCTGAATAAGTTCATTTACTTCGCGCATATTCACATCTTCAAAAACAGCTTTGACAGTTGCATCGCTGTTCGATTCTGAAATAACGCCTGTTGTTGTATTGTAAGAACCCGCAGTAATAGTTCTTATAGTTACATCTTGTCCAAAGCCTTGAATTGAAGCAACATTTTTTATCGCTTTCTGAACGGCGCTCGCGAAGTTTGGCATTAGATTTTATAGGCAATGCAAGCGCCACTACTCAAAGTGATACTTGTAAATAATCCGTAGAT